CATTACCTAATTCTGAAAAATATTCGCGGCGGAAAATTAGAGTACTCAGAGTACACTAATACCAGATTCACTCAGGGTAGTGTTTTTGCTGACATGCTTAATGATCAGGATTATGGCAAATCGCTACCTCTAAAAACACTAATCGCGAAAAAATATCCTGAGTATTATTACAAGCAAAACGGCGCTAACGTTTATACTATCACTCCTGGTGATCGTATTCAAGATGACGCTGGTATTGAATATTATGTCGAGAGTGTTGAAGATGCTGGAATTATCGAAGATACATTCTATGTCTTTAGTTACGAAACTTTACAGCGTAGAATTGCTGGTCAGCAAGACGGTATCTATTACTTAAGTTGCTTACGTGGTAATATTTCACCATTCCCAACTGGTGCTGGTGTTGCTGAAAACTTCAAGAAGTTTAACTTCTCTCAACCAGTTAGCAGTCTGTATCCTCTTAACTATAAGAACGATCCTCTTTGGTTCCAGAAAGCAGGCACATCAACACAAGAACTTAATCTTGCTTCTCAGTTGCTTGATCCTCCTGCTACAATTTCTGCTGCTGACAACTATGTTCACGGTCTTGTTACGACTAATGACTACAAAAACTCGGTAACAAAAGAACTAGTTCAGGATTTTGTATTACAACCTGCATTCATACAGAATACATATTCTACTGGAAATAATCAACTCCAAGCACAAACTGGTAATGCAACCTCTGGTTCTGAAGATCGTAGAATTGCGATTGTTGGTGATAGCACGGTAGTCTCTGATCAACGTTACTATGTTGAACTTAGAAGACCTTCTATTGCTCGTGCTGGTAACCATACGTTTGAGTATCTTGGATTCGGTCCAGGAAACTACTCTACTGGTCTCCCTGCGCGTCAGGAGATCGTCTTATCACCTACTGAGGACTTCTACGCCCAAAGTAAGAAAGAGGACGCTGGTATTGTCTTCTACACAGGTCTAAACTCTAACGGTGATCTTTACATTGGTAACCGTAAGATTAATGCTATTACCGGTGAAGAGACATTCTTAGAAAGAGCAGTTCTTGCTGATAGTGAGGACGAAGATGAGGATGTAGGTAACCTGGTTACATCATTCGATACTCCTGTAACGTTCAATCAGAACATTACAGTTGTTGGTGGTGATGGTTCGCAGCAAAATGTATTCCAGTCTCCTCTAATCGTTTCGGTTCAGGATAATGATCTAACTGAAGTAAGAGATTCTTTCACTGTTCGTTCTAACGTATCAAGTGTAGATCCTGTTACTTTAGAGGAGCAAGATGAGACTTTAGATAGAACTAATTTCCAACCACCAAATTCTGGTGATGTTAGAATTAGTAAGAACAGAGTTGATGCTGCTGTATTTGGATTTAATGCAAGAGGAATGGGTCAGAAGTATCAAATTCAGACTCATATCACTTCTGGTGTTCCTTCTAATATCACACCAAACAACTCTGCTACAATCGCGTCTGGTGGTAGTAGATTACTTTCCTCTCAATTTGTAGATTATAGCGGTGTTGCTGCTAAACCTGGTGATATTCTTCTAAAAGGAAAGCAAATTGGAAGAACTGGGTCTTTAGGTTGGGTTTATGCAAACTACTTCGCACAAATTCCCACTAACAATATCTTTAGTATTGAATTTGATGGCACAAATCTAGTTAAACTTACTTTCAAAGATGAGTTTGGCGTAGATGTCACTAATGCTGGTATTGGAATTACAAGTGAATCTCAAATTAGATTTAGAAATTATTCTGATCCTAGTCTTAACTCCACTTGGACAATCTTTAGTCCTAATGGTGATGCATTTAGTCCTACAAATAATTACGTACACTTCCAGATTTACACTAACGTTAATATCTCAACTCTTTCCTGGAGAGGAGCTGGTGGTGTTACTGATGTTGCTCCTGGTGTGCCAGAACCATCAGTTGACTTCTCCAATTCTAACTGGAAGGAATATGGAGTAGTTGGCGGTGAAGTATTACGTGCGAATACAGAAACTATTGGTGACTATAAATTAGGTATTAATACTGTTGCTAGATCTGCTCATGATGATTGTTTAGACGCATTCAGTTCTGATCAAGTTCTACCAAGAGCTAACTTGGACATTGTTGGAACAACATTCATCAGTGGTAAGAAAATTAATTCTTACTTAACTGAGACATCTATTGTTAAGACAGAAACTAATCAAGATGATGCCTTCTTGGTTGGTGGTGATAGTGACAATCCTAGTGATAATGCTACATTCAGAGTGATGACTACCAATAATGGTAGAGTTGGCATTAACACTGCCATCAATGATGTAGTCAACCCATATAAGAGTCTTGATAAGACATTTGTTGTCGTTGGTGATGCTAGAATTCATGAGAATTTAGAGATTACTGGCGATCTTGAAGTTAATGATGGTGACCTTACAACTACAAACAATGCATTCAACTTCATCAATCAGAATGCTAATGTTCTGAATTGGGCTGGTGATGGTCAGATTCTTAATCTGATGAATAACACCAGTGCTAATCAATCAATTAACATTGGTAATTCTTCTGGTAACTTCACCGCACTTATTGGTGAGTCTGCTACGAATGGAACTCTTAAGGTTCTTAGAAATGCTCAATCAGCAACATTAGATATTGCTACTGTTGCTAATGATGTGGCATCTACATGTAACATCACTTTGGGTGGAGCATGGGCAACACAGGCAGATACATCTTCTTCCGTTAAGATTGAAACATTCTACACTGGACTTGCTGGCAATCTTGAGATTGGTACTGGATATGGTGCTGGAACTAGCAGTTCTAGACTGTTCACACAAACAAGAGTTGTTAATCTCTTTGATGGAGATCAAACTAACACGGTTAATCTTGCTACCAACGCAACTACATTTACTTTAGGTTCTACTGGTGGAACAACCACTGTTAGAAACACATTGAATGTTCTTGCTTCTGCAATCGTTGAAGGTAATATCAGATTGGACGGTGGTTTAAACGCTGGTATTATTGAAGTTGTAAGAGGTAGATTTGGAACTACTATTGTCGGACATCAAGTTGGTGGCGTCGATAATCCAAATATTGACTTCTACAAATATCAAACTACAGGTAGATTAATTGATACCGCAGGTGTTTCTTCTTGGGGATCAAATACATTCTTAGTTTCAGGTGGTCAAATTTCTGCTATTGATAACATTGTTAATAATGGATCTACAAGTAGAACACCTGGAACTTATAACTTCCTTGAGGGCACTTCTGATGGTGCTGGTATTGGAGCAAGTTTCACAGTTCTTGTTAGATTTGATTTCACTATTGATATTACAATTGAAAGTCCTGGTGAAGGATATTCTAATGATGAAAATATCACCATCACTGATTCTCAGTTAGGTGGCGGTGGCGGTGGAGATCTTACGTTCCAAGTAAATGGAGTTAACTCTGTTGGTAATAACTACTATCTACCAATTACCACTCCTTCTATTACTGACTTCCAAGTTGGCGATCTACTCTTAATTGATAGAGGCAATCCTTTCTCTCCTGATAGTGTTGGCAGTGGAGCAAATATCGTAACTGGATTGAGAGATGAATCTCAAAGTGAAATTGTTCGTATTACTGGTATTGCTAACGTTGCTAATCCATCTGATATTAATGGATATAGATTGATTGTTAGTAGAGGACAAGAAGGAACAACTGTTAGCACCAATCATCCTGATGGTTGCACTATTGCTAAACTTGATAAGCAGGCAAATGCTTCCTATATTACTGGTTCTGACCTTAATAACGATGATCAACTAGACGAACCATTATCTGGTATTGGAAGTGGAACTGGTAATGTAAGAATCGGTATTGCTGAATTTGGTGGTACTTTAACTACTGCTGATCTTATTAGATTATCTCAATCAGAATTTGTTGCTATTGAAAGTTTAATTTCAACCTCTCCACAATCTCTAATTGTTAATGATGGCGGAGCTCCTGCTGTTGACGTATTTAAAGTAGAGTCTACAACTGGCAATACTACTATTTTGGGTGATGTTGGAGTTGGTGTTGGATTTAATAAGTTTACCATTGATAGCGTTACTGGAAACACTACTGTTGCCGGAACTCTAACTACAGAAAATACTCTTACTATTAATGGTTCCACAATTCTAAATCAGCAGTTCTTCACCATTACTGATGGTGGTGCTGGTGGTGTTCCTGCTAGAACAACTTTACAAGTTGATACTGCAACTGGCGATCTAACGATCAACGGTGGTGACATGAACTTCTTTGGAACTGATGGCACTACTCCACGCTTGACATTTGATAACTCTTCTGGAGACTTCACTGTATACGGTTCTTTCTCTGCTTTAGGAACAGGAGTATCTACATTTGGTGGATCACTTGATGTTGATGGTGGAATTAACCTTGAGTTCCAAGAGGGGGTTGGAAGAGGAGCAATTGATTCTAAGTTTGAAATTACAAACACAGATGGCAATAGCATCTTCCAAGTTTCTGATAATGGATCATTGAAAGTTGCTCAAATTGAAAATTATATTACTAGCACTGGTGGTCGAAAGTGGTTATATTCTGCTGATACAACAGTAGATGTAGCAGCTAATGTAAATTACTTTATTAACTGTAATGGAAACACATTAGTTAGACTACCAGGTAATGCTCAAATGGGTGATATGATTCGCATTATAGATATAAGTGGTAGTCTCACATACAACCAAACGATGGTCATTAGAGCACCTGATAATGTAGAAGTCCAAGGTGAAATAACAAATACTGGAATATCGGTATTGTCTGGTGTGGCACCTTCTGACTTTGCTGGTTATAATGGTGGTGAACTAGTTGTACAAACACCAAATGCTTCGTTCGGATTAGTTTATGCTGCAACATCTGCGCCTGGTGGTCAACCTGGTGTGCCTTCATCCCTTGCGGGTTGGTACTTAATGGACGTATAAGAAAATGCCTTTCTATCAAGAAACAAGAACCATGAAAGGTGCCGTTATTGGCACCATCATGCCATGGTCTGGACCTGTCAGTAATATACCAAAAGGTTGGATTATTTGTGATGGAACTCAACCACCAGCAAATGAGTATCCTTTACTTGTGCAAGCAATTGGGGATACTTATAATTCTGGAACGACTAATTTAGGAGGAGGATTTCCAGCATATACTGGCAATTTTACACTACCTGATTTAGTTGGTGGTAAAATGTTGATGGACATTGAACAATCTTATTTTGGATCATTAACTGCTAGCAGAGATAATGATCCTGATGCTGGTAATTTAATTTCTCCATATATTGGACAAAATACTGATAATGGAGTCAACGCTGCTTGGAATAATGTATATACTGATGTAGTTTTCACATTAAATGAGAGAACTGGATATTCTGGAAATGTTAGAGGTAATAGTATTATAGATGGTGAAGGGGAAAAATCTATATTTATTGGTGGTAGAAAATTAGGACATACTCACGTTAGAGCACATGGTCACAGTGGAATTTATGAAACTGTAGCTGGAGGTCTAGGTAGTTCTGGAACAGAAACAAATCGAAGACCTGGATTAGGTGTTATACCTTATGATAATATAACGGCAACATTTAATTATGCTGCTATTGATGAAGCGACAACAGTTTTTGGTAGTAGATTTGATGATGGTGTTGTTGACTCTGTTCGACTTGGACACGAAGGATTTACAAAAGACGGTGTTGAGTTAGCTGGATCTGGCAACTGGGGATCTTTTGGTAGTTTTAGTGGATTTGGTAGTGGAGACCCAGGAAGAACTGTTATGAGAGTTAGTGGTGAAAATCCACCTATTAACTTATCACCACAAAGAGTTACTCAAACTTCTCTTGCTCAAGCTGTGAATTATGATTATCCTGTCTTGGGCGGCAGTGGAGCTAATTCGGTTCCTTTTGCGTCTGGTGGTGGTAATACTAATATTCCTTCAGGATTTACTAATTATTACGAAGATGTGCCAGCTGCTGGAAACTATGGCACATTACTAAGTAATCCTGGATCTAGTTTTGTTACTGATACCGGTGGTGGCGCACAATCAAATGTTGATGCTCATGATCACGAACCAATTACAGTTTTGTTTGATCAAAATAGTTTAAAACCACAGTCCACATTGGTTGCTGATGTTAATATTCCCGCCACTACTAATCTTGATAATGCTTCAAATGTTGCAGCACTACAGATTAGTATGAACACTAGTCAACCGTCTATGACATGTATATACATCATCCGAGCATACTAAAATGGCAAATTACACATACGAAAGATCAAAATATGGAGGATGTGTTGGTAGTATACTAGTACACACTACTCCCGCAATTTCTTCATCCAATGACCCCACTACTGCTCAATTCAAAGACAATATTCCAGCAGGGTATTTGAAGTGTGATGGGTCTGTTTTATTAGCAAAAGATTTTTTGGCATTATCTAGAGTTCTTGGTGTTGGAGATCAGTGCAGGTTTAAAAGAGAAATTTCACAGGTTAGAAACGCTGATCCTTCTATTAGCGATTTGGGGCAGTTTCAATTGCCTGATTTGGGATCTAAGGTAATTATTGGTGGTAGAGGAACTGGAGCATATAATAATGATTTTGTGGACAGGGAAGATTTAAATGCTGCTGCAACAAATAGAGTCGGACCACAAATTGAAGTTATCAGTAATTTTGGCAGTCAAATTAGTGCGAATTATGTAGGATCTGCTCGTGTTACTGCTAGTGGGACACTCAATATGTTGGGCAATCCTAGATATACATTAGACCGAAATACTTCTGAAACTGAATTAAATATTGAAAATTTTCAGGGACATCTTCATCGGGCAAATCAAACATATTTAAACTATAGTACTAGTCATCAAGTAGGTGGAGAAGGCGGTAAAGATAATGCGCTAAGATTAGCAAATAGTGGTGCTGGTAATCAAACTGATTTTACTTTTGAATCTGGTAGAGAATCTATTCATGACCACAGAATTGAAAAACCAATAGCATATAGTAGTAATTTTACTTATTCATATCCACAAAAAGATATTGATATGTCTGGAGTACTTGCTACGGTTGATATTGATGTTAGCAATGACGAAAAATTAGATCAGTTGGTTACACCTTTTATTCTTGTAGAATATATTATTAAGTTCTAAAAATGACCCAAGATTCTAGTTTTACAAGTAGATCTCCTAATAACCAAGGATTTTACGGCACCAACTCTAATGGTGCATGGTCTTCTTTCATGAACAATTATAATATTGGTGGTAATGGTGGTGCTTATACTAAAACATTTTCTTGGACTATTACTTTTGCAAATTATGGCAGACAACGATTCTATGCTAATGTGGATGATAGTGGGGCGATTTATATTAATGGCAACTATGAAATGGGAATGGGTGGTTTCCGACAACAAAGTTTAGTCACTACCGCAAATTACTATGGTCCAGGCACATATACTCTTAGTGCTACATCTATTAATAGTGGTGGTGGACCTTGGGGTATTGCTATAGATTGGGTTGGATTTCTTCCTCCTCCACCTGTTCCTGGATGTACAGACTCTCGTGCTACAAACTACAATCCAAACGCAGATGTTGATAATGGAACTTGTACATATCCAACGCCAAGTGTTACTTTAAATTTTAATCCTACTGCTATTCAAAGGGGATTAACATCTACATTGTCTTGGTCTGTTACTAACTCTACATCCAGAACTTTAACTGGTCAAGGTAATGTTGGAACATCTGGTAGTATTATTTTAAGTCCCACTAATACCATTAGTCGTACTTTGTCCGCAAATTATTATGGAATTACGAGTAATTCAGTCACGAAAACTTTAACTGTCTACATTCCTCCTATTTTTGATATCTCTACCAATAAAACAGAAATGATGCTTGGCAGCACTGCCAATATTTCTTGGACTGTTAGTGGTGATGGTGGTGGATTAAATTGGACTCCTACTTTAACTTGGTTGTCTGGTGGTCTTACTAATGGAAATTTGAATAGTAATTCAAACGTAACTCCATCAGATACTACAATATATACCGGTCGAGTTTCTGGTGTCGGTGGAACTGATACAGGTAGCGTAACTGTCATTGTTTATCAACCAGTAGAATTATCGATAGATTCCCCGACCAATTTAATATATGGCAACCAGGGAACTATTAATGTTACCACAAAATATGCTACAGATTCTATAACGATAACACCAACATATAACTATGATTTTATTGGATCATCTACAGGTTCTGTTGTTAACTTACCCGTTAACAATGCTGCTGTAATTGGAGGAACAGAATCCACCAATGGATATACTACAACAATACCTTATACGGATAGAGGACCATTGAGTGTTGTATATGTAGTTAGAGCAACTGGTAAATTAGGCAACTTCCAAGAACAAGTAGTTACTATTCCAATTATTATTGACGATACTCCCGAAAATCTAAATATTCCTGAAAGTGACGAGTTATTAAAAGATCAGACACCAGTCGTAACACCAGAAGTAGAAGTTTTATCTGATTTAATTTTAATTGATGATATTGATATTAAAGTAGAAGTTAAAAGTAACTATCCAATTCAAGTTGACATTAATCAAGATAATGATTGGACCGATGTAAGAGAGATCTAAAATGGCAGACTTTCAGCAAACATTTAACAGCAACGGATCAGTACAAATTCCAAGTTATGCGATTAATGTTCGTGTGGATATTGCTGGCGCTCGCGGTGGTCCTGGTGGCAGAGATGCTGGTGCTAGTCGTGGAGAAGGTGGTGGTGGAAGAAGAGCAAATATATATTTTCCCAATTTTACTGCTAGAAGATTAGATTTCTATATCGGAACTCAAGGCGGCACCGGAAGCGGTGGTGGTAATGGTCCTGGTGGTAGTGGTGGTAGTTCAAGTGCTGCTAGTGGTGGACGGGGTGGAAATTCTGCTAATAATGGATCTTCTGGTGCTGGTGGCGGTGGTGGCGGTGCCAGTGGTATTTTCGATACTTTTAGTAATACATGGGTTGCTGTCCTTGCTGGCGGCGGAGGCGGCGGAGGCGCTTCGTTGAATGCAAGCGGTAGCAACGGTGGCGGTGGTGGTGGTTTGTTCAGCGGCAATCCAAACAATCGTAGTGTTGGTGGTCAAGGACAAAAAAATAATAGTGAACCATCAAATCGTCCAGACGGCGCTGGAGGCGGCGGCGGTGGTGGTGGATGTGGTGGAGGTAGTGGTGGTGCATTTGGCGTCGATAATAACAGAGGAGGCGCAGGCGGCGGTGGTGGTGCTTCTGGTTTTAACAGTAGTTATTGTAGTTTTAATTCTAATTCAGGATCGTCAAATTTTGGCAATGGATTTGCAGTTGTCTATTATGACATTGCACTCCCCACAATTAGCAATTTTTCGCTAAGTCCTACAGCATTTAAACGTGGGGAATGTACTACATTGTCTTGGTCATCTACAAATGCGTCGAGTGCTAGCATTGATCAAGGTATTGGAGCAGTTGGTGTAAATGGAAGCACTGTAAATTGTCCCACCAATACTACTACTTACACTTTAACTGTTTTTGGAAATGGTCTTTCCGCAACAGCAACAGCAACTGCTACAGTTTACGTACCTCCCATTTTTGATATCTCCACTAATAAGACCGAAATGATGCTTGGTGATGTAGCTAATATTTCTTGGTCTGTTAGTGGCGATGGTGGTGGATTAAATTGGACTCCTACCCTGACATGGTTAGCTGGCGGCATTACCAATCTCAATTTAAACAGCAATTCAAATGTAACTCCATCAGATACTACAGTATATACTGGACAAGCTTCTGGTATTGGTGGAACTGATACTGGCAGTGTAACTGTTGTTGTTTATCAACCAGTAGAATTATCTGTAGATTATCCAGATAACCTATTATATGGCAATCAAGGAAATATTAGTGTTACTACAAAATATGCCACAGATTCTGTAACAATAACACCAACGTATAATTATGATTTTATTGGGTCTAATGTAGGTTCTGCTGTTAATTTACCTGTTAATGACAGTGCTGAACTTGGTGGAACTGAATCCACTAATGGATACACTACAACAATACCTTATACAGATAGAGGAGCCTTAACTGTTTCATATGTAGTTAGAGCAACTGGCAAATTAGGAAATTTTAAAGAAGAAACATTTAGTATAACGATTATTGTTGATGACACTCCAGAAAATTTAAATATTCCTGAAAGTGAGGATTTATTAAAAGATCAGACACCAGTTGTTTCGCCAGAAGTAGAAGTTTTATCTGATTTGCTTTTGATTGATGATATCGATATCAAAGTAGAGATTAAATCAAATTATCCTATCCAAGTTGATTTAAATCAAGATAATAGTTGGTATGATATCAGACAAATTGGCACTCCTCCTTATGTTCAGGGAAGTTCGGTTGGTGGAAACTCTTTGCCTACGGAATCTGGTGTATATCTCATAAAACCAAATAGTGATCCTGTAAGTATTGATGAAGAATTTAATGTTAAA